GTTTGTCACGGGTCGTGCTGTGCACGATTCAGAACAATCGATGTTTGGCCGAAAAGCTGACCAACCAGTCCAAGGCACCCAGCTGGAACGGGCGACGGTACAGCGGCGTCCGTCAGTGGCCGGAGCGGGCCGACCTGTGGCAGCAGTACATCGACCAGCGCCAAGACGACCAGCGAACCGGAGACGGATGCGGCCTGAATGCGACGGCGTTTTATCTGGCCAACCGGGAAGACATGGAACGCGGCAGTGAGGTGCTGAATCCCGAGCGCTACAGCCGGGCCGTAACCCGCGAAGGCGTCGCCATCGAACACACGGCACTCCAGTCGATTTACAACCTGATCAGCGACAACGGGCTAAACTACGTCCTAACCGAAATCCAAAACGCACCGCCGGAAGAAGAGCAGGCCGAGACGCTGGGCCTGACGGCTCACAAAGTCGCCAGCCGTGTAAGCGGCCTAGAGCAGCACGAACTACCGAAGATGGAAGACCTGAGAATCACCGTCGGCCTTGACCTCGGCAAGTACTACAGCCACTGGACCAAGATCGCATGGTTCGGCAATGCAACGGGCGTCGTCATCGACTACGGCGTGATGGAAACGCCCGGGATGCAGGCGGCGACCGATTCGCAGGCCGTCGAGACTGCACTGCTGCAAAGTCTGCTGCTGTGGCGCACTGACATCATGGCCAAGAATCCACCGGACTTCTGCCTCGTTGATTCGGGCGACTATTCGCCGGCCGTGTATGAGTTCATCCGCCGGGTGGGCGGCACGCCGTTTGCCTGCTCCAAGGGTTATGCCGCGAGCAAGTTTCACCTGGGCACGGAGTCGCCGACCCGTCGCCTGTTCGATCACAGCTACGCCAACCACCAGCCGCAGGAACGGATCTGGCTTTACATCGTGGACGTAGAGCACTGGAAGGGCTGGATGCAGGAGCGATTCATGACGGCCACGTTCAACGAGGCTCATCAGTGGAACGACGGCAGCCTCAGCCTGTACGTCGGGCACGATAAGAAGCGGCACATGGCGTTCAGCCATCACATCGTGGCCGAGATGCGGGAAGAGCAGTTTGTGCCGGGCAAGGGCGTCGTCCGCAAGTGGAAAGAGCTTTCAAAAAACAACCACTATCTAGACTCGGCGGCGCTGGCCTGTGCGGCTGCGGGCTGTCTGGGCGTGCGGCTGATTCCTCGCGTCACGTCCGAACAGATGCAAAAGGCAATCGCCAGATCGGAAGCAAAACCAGCCCAGCGAAGTCGTCCTGGCATCGTCGCCAGTACACCGCATGGGCAGGCATTCGTGGCTACTCAAAGGGATAAATGATGTCGAAGGCGAAGAAGATGGAACTGCCAACCGTGGATGATGCGGCAATTGACCAGCAGGAAATCGTGAGCGAGCAGCTGGCCGGCGCAGCCTCGGCTGCACCGCCGGCAAGGATGTCGACGCAGACCAAAAGCGTAAGCGTGCCGCTGGCCAGTACGGACTTTGGTTATCTGCCTCGGCGGATTGACCTGCGAAAGCTGACCAAACGCCAGAGCGGAGTTTTGCGGCAACTGCAGGAAGCACTCAGCAGCCAAGGCGTGCGGCTGGCCGATGGAAGCCCGATCAAGAATCCGGCCAACGCCATCAAGTGGCTACTGGAATCGGTCGCCGCTGAGTAGGTGCGGAAATTCCGCAATTTTCTGCGGCCGTTTTCTTGATAGTGACGGGCGTCCAGTTGGTTACTATTTGGCCATGACAACCTTCGACCTCGAAGACATCGAAAACGACGTGCTGACCTATGCCGATTGGGAAGAGCAAGGCAGCGTTTCGCGTGCCCGCTCGTTCATCACTGCGGCCAATCGATGGTGCATTCTGCGGGCGGACAGTGCCAGCAATCAGGGCAGCAGCCTGAGCACCAATAAGCAATGGGTGATGAACATGCTGGCGCGTGCCCAGTCCTTCGTTGCCGCAGCTGACACTGCCTCGGCCTCGAAAAGCCGCGTTCGTTTCCTCAGCGTCAATCAAGGATTCCGCGACTGATGACCGCCTCTCCCCGCAAGCGAAAAAACATCGCCACGGAGTTTGACTCTATCCGTGCCGATTACGACATGAGCCGGGAAAGCCGTTTCATTCGCCGACGCCAAGGACTGGCTCCGCGTGGCGGCAGTGCCGATTTTCATTATCGGACTGAGGAGTTCTACTACCGGGACATTGAAAAGGCCCGGGATATGGACCGCAACGACGCCATCGTTGGGCAGACCATCGACCGGGCAGTGGCCAACATCGTGCAGGACGGCTTCACGCTGGACGTGCGAACCGGCGACAGCCAGCTAGACCTTGAGCTGTGGCAGCGGTGGCAGGACTGGAGCAGCAACGCCGACGCCTGCGACATGGCTGGCGAGTTTACTTGGCAGGACATCGAGCGGCATGTAATGCGTTCGATGCTGCTGGACGGTGACATCGTGGCTCTCGGCACTGCTGGCGGCCAGTTGCAGATGATCGAAGCTCACAGCATTCAGACAATCACACCGCAGGAAAACACATTTCTCGGCGTGACCCGAGACGCCTACGGACGCCGGACGCAGTACTGGTACAGTGCCGACAAACGCACTGGCGGCGTGCTGGCCGTTGTCGGCAATCAGAAAGAAACGGCCGAACCGATCAGCGTCCGGGATGAGAACGGCGACCGAGTGCTATTCCACATTTACAACCCTCGCCGGGTGAATCAAACCCGAGGCGTTACGGCACTGGCTCCGATCTTTAGCGTTGCCGGAATGTTCGAGGACATCAACTTTGCCAAGCTGGTACAGCAGCAGGTCGTAAGCTGTTTCGCCATTTTCCGCAAACGCAACGCCATCGCTGGCGGTGGGCCGCTGCCATCGACCGACGGATACGGACTGCCTCAAACCGAATCGACCGGAGCGGGCAATCGCTACATCGAAAACATCGGTCCCGGCATGGAAATCATCGGGGCCGAAGGCGAGGAGCTGCAGGGCTTTTCCCCGAACGTGCCCAACGCTGAGTTCTTCGACCACGTCAAGCTGATGCTGCAAATCATCGGTGTTAATCTCGGCCTGCCGCTGTGTCTGGTTCTGATGGACGGCAGCGAGACGAATTTCTCCGGCTGGCGCGGGGCAGTGGACGAAGCCCGCAAGGGATTTAAGACCAACCAAACGAACCTGCAGAACCGGCTACATCGGCCAGTGTACGAGTTCAAGCTGCGTCAATGGATTGCCGAAGACCGGGCACTGCAGGCCGCGGCCAAGGCCAGCGGCGTTGACATCTTCGGCCATCGCTGGAACGCCCCGACGTGGCAGTACATCGACCCGGTGAGCGATGCCCAGGGCGACGCCCTGCGGATTCAAAACGCACTGACCAGCCCACGACGATTGCACGCCGAAGGCGGCCGGGACTGGGAAGAAATCGCTGATGAGATTGTGGCGGATATGAGCTACGCCATTACGCAGGCCAAACGCAAGGCAGGCGAAATCAACGCCACGTTCAACGACAACGCCCCGGTCCACTGGCGGGAACTTATCAGCCTGCCGATGCCGGCTGGCATTCAGATGACGATGCAGGACAGCCAAGCGATGGCACAGCAGGCCGAGGCGCAAGCCGAAGCGACCGCTGCCGAGCAGGCACCAACCGCCGAGATGGTCGGCGTTGGCCGCAAGAACTGGCAGAACGCCCGCAAGGCAATCAACGACATTTTGAAGGAACTTACTGGCGGGCAAATCAGCGAACGACGGGCACGCCTTGAGCTGGACAGCCTCGGCGTCCCGGCCAGCAAGATTGACGTCTACATCGAAGACGCCAGTGACGGCACGATTGACACGCCAGAGGAGCAGCTGACCGATGAATGAGATCAAGCTATACGGAGCCATCGGATACCCCGGCATCACCAGCGCAACGTTCAAGTCATTGCTGGCCGACTGCGACCCTTCGCAGGAGCTCGTTATCCGCATCGACAGCGAAGGCGGCAGCGTGTTCGACGGCCTCGGCATCCACGACGCCATCGCAGCATGGCCGGGACCAGTTCGTGCCGTGGTCGAGTCCAGTGCGTTCAGCATCGCCAGCTTTATCGCAATGGCGGCCGGCCGTGTGGAGATCACCGAGAACGGCTACCTGATGCTACACAACCCCTACACCGTGACCGAAGGCGACAGCGAAGAGCTGCAGAAGCAGGCCGACCTGCTGGGCAAGCTCAGCGACAGCATGGTTACATCCTACGCCACCAAGACAGGAAAGAGCCGCGAAGAGGTCGAGGCCGTGATGCGTGCCGAGACTTGGCTGGATGCCCGAGAGGCACAGGCCAGCGGATTCGTCGATTCAATTCTGCCGACTGCCCGCAAAAGCGTGGCCGTTGCCAGATTCACAGGAAACATGCCGGAGCGGGTGCAGTCGTCGCTGAATGTCAGCGACCACTCGAGCGGCGAAATTGCTGAACACAAGGAGCAAAAACCCATGAGCAGCAACCCAAAGCCCGTCGCGACCGTGAAATTTATTCAGGCTCGCTTCGGCAAGGCGTCATCGGACTTTATCGTCAAGGCAGTCGCTGCCGAGATGACCGAAGACCAAGTCGCCGAGATGTACTACAGCGAGATGGTCACCGAGAACGAACAGCTCAAGGCCAAGATCGCCGCGATGGAAGAGGAGATGGTCGCACTCAAGGCTAAGGCTGAGGAGATGACCGTCACTGAAGTCGAAGAGGAAGACGACGAAGAGGAAAAGATGGTCGTGATGCCAGCCGCTAAGGTTCGTCCCGGCGTGGCTCCGGTGGCATCTGTCACCTCCTCGAAGCCGGTCTTTACCGCCAAGGCTCAGTGGGATGGCGTTGTCGCCACCTACACGGCACAGGGACTGAAGAAGGCCGACGCTGCCCGTAAGGCGGCACGCGAACACGCTGGCCTGCGTGACGCAGTCATCGCCGAAGCAAACAACAAGTAACCAAACACAAGGAGCAAAAACATGAGTCAATACGTGGAAACAGCAGTTCGGGGCTTTGCCGCTGGGGCTGCAATTGGTCAGTTCCTGCGAGTGTACCTGACCGCCAGCAACACGCTGGCGCTCGCAGGTGCAAACGATTACGGCATCGGCACGACGGAAGACGCGGCAACCGCTGCCAATGAACAGGTCGGCGTCCGGCTGAACAGTGCCCAAGGAAGCCGAAAGTGCGTGGCCAACGCCGCGATCACTGTTGGCGACCCGGTGTATCTGGCTGCATCCGGTAAGGTCGGTGCAAGCGGCTCGGTTCGCTACGGCACCGCACTGGAATCCGCCACGGCCGACAACGACATCATCGAGGTTCTGGTTGACGGCAACACCGGAGGCGTACAGCACCTGCGGGTGCGAACGACCACGGCTAACGTGAACGCCGGATCAACCCTGCTGCCAGCGATTCCCGGCCGCAGCTACCGCCTGGTCGATGCCTCGATGATTTCCATCGGTGGTGCTGCTGCCGGTGCTACTGCGATCCGCATCACAGGCACTCAGTCTGCATCGTCCGTGCAGCTGGTGAGCAACACGGTCGGCGCGCTAACCCAGAGCACCCGCGTTCTGGCTGGCGTGACCGCCAACTCCAGCATCCTCGCTGATGGTGCTTCGTTCACCGCCTGCGACGCCAACACCGCGATCACGCTGACCGCATCGGGCACCCTGACCACGTCCACTCACATCGACGTGCTGCTCAGCTACGTCGTCGACGCCTAATAACCAAAACTGAAAAAGGAGCTTTCTCATGCCATCACCCACCAGTGCATTAACCACACTGCGGCCAGACTTGGCCAGCTTTTTGGAGTTCGACCTTGAAAGCGACCGCCTCGGCTACGTCGCCTCGCAGGTCTTTCCCGTTGTCGAAGTTGCCAGCCAAGCTGGCGTTTTCGGCGTGATCCCTGTGGAGCAGTTGCTCCAGCAGCGGACCACCAACCGAGCGCCCGGCAGCGGCTACAGCCGCGGCAACTTCACCTTCACCACTGCCAGCTTCGCCTGCGAAGAACACGGTGCAGAAGAGCCAGTCGACGACCGACAGGCGAAGATGTACCGCGACTACTTCGACGCCGAGCAGATTTCCACCCTGCGGGCATTCTCCGCCGTTCTGCGAAATGCCGAGCAGCGAGTTGCCGACGCCGTGTTCAACACCACCACTTGGAACGGTGCGGCACTGACGACCGGCATCACCGACGAATGGGACGACGTTGCCAACGCCGTGCCGATCACCAACGTCGACGCTGCAGTCAAGAAGATTTGGGACGGAAGCGGCCTGTGGGCCAACGCCCTGATCATCAACCAGAAGGTCTTCCGCAACCTGCGACGCTGTGCCCAAGTCATCGACGCCATTGAATCAAATGGTGCTGGTGACCCGTCCAAGCAATCGGACATCACCGCCGACCAGCTGGCTCAGGTCTTCGGGCTCGACTTTGTGTTTGTCGCCGGAGCCAGCCGCAACAGCGCCAAGGAAGGCCAGACCTTTGCGGCATCGCAAATCTGGTCGGACGAGTACGCAATGGTCTGCCGCGTCGCAACCTCGGCCGACATGGCTGAGCCTTGCATCGGCCGGATGTTCCACTGGTCGGAAGACGGCAGTAGCCCTGGCGGCACTGTCGAAAGCTACCGGGACGAAAACGTCCGAGGCAACATCATCCGAGTTCGCCACGATGTCGACGAAGTCGTGCTGTACGCTCAGGCCGGCCACTTGCTGAGCAACATCACCACCTAGTGATTGGAGACAGCAACCGTGGCGAGTCGGTTTGACATCTATTTCCAGACTTCCGGCTTCGTCGGATTACTCGCCGAATTTGGCGAGCCGGTCGTCTATTTTTTCGCCGGAGGGGGTTCGCGCTCAGTTGCCGCCATTCTCGAACGCAACCCTCCGGCTATTTTCGATCAGG